CTTTCCAGAAGTCAACGTATCTTAAGACAGTCTCTTCCCAGGATTCTCTTCGCTGCTGTTCGTCTAGGTAACGAGCGTACCTACTCTTGTGAATATACTGTTGGTACTGATCCATATCTCTTCTCATACTCCTCTTGTAAAAACTTTAGATTTCTTATCCTATATTCTGAATACCTATACCTAGGAACTTCCTTGTAGTGTATCTTCTCATCGCAGTAGTCAGCATACATCAGCTGGCAAAACAATTCAAACTCAGGGTTCGGCATCTTTCATATCCTGTTCGTCATCTAACATGCGTAGCTGCTCGCGCTTAAGGCTCTTAAAGTTCTTCTGAGACTTAGTAGGCCTGCCCTTATGTTTCTTATTGTACTTATTTCTACGCTCTGTCTTAGCGTCGATGTAGTTATTATTATTCTTCATCACCTAGAATCTTTAGAAGTTTCTTCTCGTACCATTCTGCTTTCTTCAGATCTTCTATCCCGTTTTTGTACGGGAACCTCCACCTGTACTTCAGACTGTTTCCGCGTAAGTATCCTATAAACTCTTCTCTTGTTAACATGGCTTCGATGCCGTCGATGCATTCAATATCCCCTTTGTTGTAGTGAGCAGGTTTGTTCACCATGTCCCATTGTTCAGGGGTTGCTTTGTCAATACTCATTAATCGCTTCTCCATTCGTCAGGTAAGCTATGAGCGGTGAACCATCTGAAACCATTGTCAGATGCCCACTCACCGCGGCTTCGTTTAGTGCCGTCCTTTCTTCTCTTTGCTTGTGGCATAGGCGCAGAAGGATCAGCAAACAAGAAGACTAACTCCATGGTACTAGGTAATGCTTTCTGAATCCAGATATATTTACTGAACTCCGCATAATCCCAGAACCTACCTTTAGCTTCAATGATAATCTTCTTGCGACCTATCCTCTTGGTGAAGTCAGGATGATAGTTATGTTCAACTACGTAAGGTATGGTGCCATCATGATGAGTCCAGTCCTTTAGCACCGTATCATGTAATGTCTTTTCCCACTTAGAATCGTAGCCCCTAGGCTTATCTTTTTCGACAGGCCTCTTTACTCTTGGTTTTCTTCTCGTCAATGTAATGTACCGTTTCTTCTTACTATCTCTCGTTGCAATAAGTTAAATAGTTTAACTACTTCATCATCTGGAACCTGCTCTAGGCTGGCCCCCGTAGACATAAAGAAAGTAAACATAGAGGCTATAATATCTTCTGCCTCTTCTTCAATGTCAAGCATCACTTAAGGTCTGCCTACTTGACGTTGATAGATTGCAATGTCTTGCTTGGTTATGTTCTCAATAACAAGAGAAGGGTTGCGTCTGATCAGGCGCTTGATGATTTGTTTAGCGCCTCTGTATGAGAAAGGAATAGAATACGATACAGCGTCTTTATATACGGTATGGTTCTGTCTTGGTATCTCATCGTCTTTTACCTTAGCAGCTTCCTCTTCAGGTAGCATACTCTTCAGCCAGTCAGTAGCAATAATAAGTGCCTGCTTGTTTATTCTTTTAGATACGCGTCTATTCATTACAGCGCAACCTCTTCAACTCTTGGTAAAGATTTAACAGTCGTAAAGTATTTCAAACCTGTTGCATATTTAAAAGCGCGTAAGTCGTCCCAACACTTAGTCTTGTGCGGGCAGTAAACGCAGCCAGAGGCTAGACGCATGTTACCTTTTGTACCTTCTGCAACAGGTTGATAGCAGTGTTTAATAGGTGGCTCGTCTTTAGTAATGACATCCTTTATAGTTGATATGCGATTAGAGATGTTAGGCTTGGACAGGTTACCGGGTCTGTACAAACACAGCTCGCCTGTCTCTTTGTTGATAGCAAAGAAGCCGCCATCCTCTGTGCCTTCTGCCTGCTCGTATCCTGCCAGCTGAGCGAGGTAACCGAAAGGATCGTTGTCAGGCAAGGTTCCTTCAGAAAACTTCTTGAACGCAAAGCCAGAGGCTGTCTTGATGTCTACTACTTCACCATCAATCTTACAGTCCATGTGTCCTTTGATACCGTCAATCTCTACTTCTTTCTGAGTATCGGTAACAGTGTGTCCTGCCATCTTAATAAACAAGATAGCAAGTTCTTCTAACAGATGGCCATAAAGAAACTTAACAAAGGTAGAAGGATGAGAATGCTTGTTCCTATCCTGCTCCTCTTCTTGCATATCAAACCAGATACGGCGCATTGGCCTGCCTATGTTCGACATACGTAACGCTTTGTTCTGAAGCTTAGGCGTTGACCAGGATTTAATAGCACCCCTTACGCCAACAAGGAAATCCTCTAGCAGATCTTCATCTATGTCTATGCCTTCATCTGTGTTCAGCTTGTCAAGGACATCATAAATATCCTCTATCAGCGTGTCTAATTTTTTTACTTCCTGTGATTTACGAACCGACATTTTCTTGTCTCTGAATTGTAGTGAACATATTGTACACCAAGCTTACGCTGTTCGGTAGTCTTGGCAGATAGTCTTCCGTCCTTGTATGACTTAACATCAATCAACAAGGTATCTCCTTTAGGTGATACTGCTACGATGTCAGCAGGACCAGTGCATCCACAGTTCTTAAACACATGGTAGCCTTTGTCCCATAGCCACGTAATAGCATAGTGTTCTGCCATGTCACCTAGTCTGTTAGGTTCGTGTTTAATGCGTTTCACTCCAGTCATCTCCTATTTTGTACTCGCCATCAAGAGGACACTTAAGTTCTAAGAGTAAGCCAGCTTCACGTATAGCCTCAACACCTAGCTGACCTACCTGTTCGGCTTGGTCTTCTCTTACTTCTATCTGCCACTCATCGTGCACGTTGGCAACAAAGTGGGCGTCTAGATCTTTGATCTTATCGTCTAGTAATACTAATGCCTGCTTCATTACTATAGCACCCGCCCCTTGAAGCAATGTGTTCAGGGCACTGTGTTCACTACGTACAATAAGTTTCCTACCGTCAAGTCCTTTCAAGTATTCGCGTTCTGCGACAACTCCTGCAACTTGATTTTTAAGATTTGCGAATGATGGTAGATTATCGAAGAAAGATTTTCTAAGTTTTTCACCAGTTCGTCTACCTCCTCCTGCCACGCTACCAAGTTTTTCATCTCCTGCTCCGTAGAGTAATGCGTAGATGAAAGTCTTTGCCTGATTTCTTGATTCAAGTCCTGCAAGCTGTTGATTAGCGGTGTGTATGTCTCCGTTAATGATTTCATTTGTGTAGTCCTCATCGTTCATATAGTGTGCAAGCATTCGTAACTCAAGACCACTAGCGTCAATACCTACCAGCTTGTACCCACGCGGCACAGTCCAGCAGGCTCGACACTCTTTACCGTAAGGAGAAGATACACTAGGAACCTGCGCCATGTTAGGGTCCCGGTGAGTCATGCGTCCTGTGATAGTACCATTAGGAATAACAAAACCGTGGACTCTATCATCGTCTTCTACCTTCTCTAACCAAGATCTAATCTGCCCTTCTCGTTTCTGTAACAAGAAGTGTTCTTTGATTAGCTCAGCTTCAGGTATGTCAGTGATCTGACTAAGCGTCTTCTCGTTAACAATAGGTCTGCCATTAACAGTAAACTCCGTAGGCTTCCAGCCAAACTCCTGAAGATATTCTCCAATCTGTTTGCGAGAAGATATGTTCAGTTCAATACTTGAAGTACGTACAATATGCAAAGGCACTGCGTGTTTCTCTTCGTGCATAAGCTTGTACTCTTCTTCAGTAAGACGCACACCGGATATTTCATCGGCTTCTTCTAGCATCATGCGTTTACGTAGATGATAGGCTTCTTCAGTGTCAGCTAGTTTACCTATTGAACCTGTCTTAGTGTACCTAGGAAAAAGCTTTTGCCTTACAATCTTAGGTACAAACACCTTCTTTATCTCAGAGTCAAGCTCTTGCATACGCTCACGCAGCTTAGCATACAGAAGCTCAGCACGAATAGAATCAAAGAAGAAGCCATGTTCTTCTTGCTCCTTCATGATCCTAGCTACCTGATGCTCAAGGTCTACGCACTTCTTAGAGAAGCCCCTGCTTAGTTCTTTTAGTTTGTAATACACTAAAGTATTTAGTTCAACATCACGTATGCAATACTCAAGCATCTCTTCAGAATAAGCATCAAACTCTTTGAACTCTAGCTTATTGAAACCTATCTCATTGCCCCACTGATTCAAACTATGCCCACCGTCTTTGACAGGGTTAAACAATCTAGATAGTACAAGCGTATCTATAATTGTTTTGTCCTTTGCAAAGTCAGGCTTATGCATGAGCTTTCGTATGACAGGAATGTCGTAGCCTATAATGTTATGTCCAACTAGACCATCGGCAGAATCAAGTCGAGCATAACCAGCGTCCAGTTTGTCTGGACCATACGCATATATCTCTTTTGAATCTACATCTTGAGCAACGATACACCAAATCTTAGTTGCATCTAGTCCATCTGTTTCTACATCAAATACTAGGCGAGCCATCATTCAAATCCTAGAGTTACTTCTTCTTCATCTGTATGAGAAATATTATCTGTCTCAATCTCAGCCAGCCTACCAGTATCGTTATCGTATAGCAAGTGTGTAGCTAAACCTACGTCACCAGTGTACCTAGACTTAAGAATACGTACACGAGTGGTCGAAGCTTCTACAGGATCTGACGACTGTTGATTACGCTCAAGTGAGATAACACAGTCAGACAACTGAGCAATGCTCTGTGAACCACGTAAGTGGCTAAGCCCTGTCTCGATGCCATTCTCGTGGCCTTTGTTGCCGTCAATCCTACGCAGGTGAGAAACAAGAATCAAGCCTACGCCTGTCTCCTCAACCAACGTGCGAAGCCTGTGCATGATA